CTTTAAAAAGATTTCCTTTCTCATTTCTGCTGCGTTATCAATGTCAGCTTGTTCGATTCGCAATGTGGAGTGGTCTATAGGTGGTGTTGAGCTTTTGAAGATCGAAGCCCTGGAGAAGCAAACTCAAGCAGTCGATGTCATTGATGCTTGCATTGAAACATTCACTTGGTTTGTTGAAACAGGGTGGGAAGTCATTCAGCAAAAATCGTTGTATCCGGTATTGTTTTCTAACCAGAAGATGAAAAAGTTCAACGACGATTGTGATTTGATTTTCCGGAGTACGACAAACATTCAAGCAGGCAACTACGATGGTGATGTCCACGAATTGAGTATCAAAGTTGAAGAATGTCTGAAGGAAGTTGATCGTTTGCGCACTCTAAAACCAGATGCTCCCACAGCAACATGGTTGACAGATCGAGCGCGCAAACTGCAAGAAGTCAAAAATGCAATTGTTTCTCATTTCAAAAGTTCGGAAACTCGCTTTTTCCCAGCATGCATTGTTATCACTGGATCATCAGGAGTAGGAAAGACAGGAGTGTCTGACCTGATGTGTAGAGTTTTGCCCCATGCAATGGGTATCAAAGTCACAAAGCAGAATATTAAGACTCGCAATTGGACCAGTGAATATGACGAAGAAATCACAGAGGACACTAAAGTTATCAAGTACGATGAGATTGGCGCAGTAAAAGCTGCATTTGCCAAGCATCCTGAAGCCCCCGCCATAATTCGTGAGAATAATGGCGTGCCCTTAGCAGCAGTAAAAGCTGCACTTGGTGAAAAAGGTGTTGTGTTCTTCCATCATTATCTTGCCGTTGGAACGTCCAATTTTCATGATCTGAATTTCCACTATTGGACTGACTATCCTTCTGCTGCCTTGAATAGATTTTGGTTTGTGAGACAAGTTGTCAAACCTGAATTTCGTAAGGAGGGAGGTCTTTCCTTGAATACCAATCATCCGAAGGTCAAAAATTCCACTCTCGGAGGAGATTTTTGGGATTTTAAACTTGAAAGAGTGATTGTGTACGAAGGCGTTGGTGGAAAAGACGCATTTCGATTTGAAACGTGGAAACATGATGTTGACGGTAAGTTATATGACACATCGAAATTGACATTGCAACAGTTGATGGTTGTTTTGGTAGACATGGTGAAAGTTCACAAAAGCAATCAGGATAAAGTGTTGTCCGTCGCAAAGCAGATGGATGAGATGCCATTGTGTGATGAATGTCACATGTATCCAGGAGCATGTCAGTGTGATCCCTGTAAAAATGTTCCTCATGCACTTGTGGAAGTTGACGCAATTTCTCGAGTTGCAGGTCAGGCTTTGGCGCAAGGCATTACCAAGTATATCAAAAGTTTCTTTGATCCAGTATCGATTCTAAACTTTTGGCTTGGTTTTTCCCCTGTAGCTAAGATGACTACATCATCTCTTGCAAAAGAAGTTGCACAATTGGCAGATGAATCTCTTACTCCTTTCATGATTGCTTTGACTCCACAATGGGTCTTTCGTAGCAGAGCTTTCCAGCGGATGGTTGCAACTTGGCAAAAAGGAGCAGCAATTAGAGATTTACGAGGACACGCAAAACTGATATCATACGTTTCTCTTGTTGCTTTGTTTGTTGCGGTCAAAAATAGAAGGAAGCCTTCTGTCATTGCAGCGGCAGCTGCTTGTGTGATGGGATCGATTGGACTGTATGGATCGGCCTATAGTTCACGTTTGAGATCAATCAAGCAAGAATATTTGACTCGGAGAGATGCTTTGCCAGCTTATGTCCAGGAAGTTCGAGACAGTAGACCAGTGAAATATGGTCTTGCTGTTGGCACAATATTAATTGGAGTCAAAATGCTGCGTATGTGGAACAAATCCCGACTTAGCAATGTTGAACCGCAAACGATAACACCAGACGAAGTTCAATCTCAACCAGGTTGGTTCGGTTTCATGATGAATAAACTTGGAATGTCGGTGGAATCAAGTGATTCAATGAAATGTGTTGCATCTCGTGATATGTTGGAAGCATTAACTCGGAACAACTTGTTTCTTGCTCAATGTAAAGCAGGCAATACTTCAACAAAGTGTAACATTTTCTTCCCAAGAAAAGGAATTGCACTCATGCCTTCTCACGTTTTGTACAAAGACAGTAATTTGAATGGAGAAAAACATGAGGACATGCGCATTCTTGTGGATAGAGGTTCCGGCAAGCCGGGAACAACATTCGAGTTCACTCTGGACGAGACCAATTACGTCGAAGATGAAGAATTGGATTTGATAGCTGTTTTCGTTCCGAATTGTCCAGATCTTAAAGATAGGACTGAATGGCTACCCAAGAACTATCCTTCGGGAAGTTGTATAGCCACCTTTCTTGCTAGATTTGCCAATACGGGTGCTGAGAAAGAGAGAATATCAGTATCTTTTGGAACGATAGGGCACAAGTACAAGCATCGAATGTATGGAGGAGCATATCATACCAAAATGTCAAGGAAAGGCGCGTGCATGGGTATGCTTATTTCCGAGACCAAAAGTCCAGTCATTTTGGGCTTTCACATTGGAGGAAATCCAGTACGGAACAATTATGGTTGTATGATGACAATCACTCAGAGCAAATTACAAACGCTTATTGAGAGATTAGATTCTAAAGATCATGTTCTGTTACCTCCTAGTGGAGGAACTATGCCGGACAAGCAGCTAGGAAGAGAAGTTCTATCTAGTTGCGATGTGCATCCAATGTCAATGGCTGCGAATTTACCACAAGATGCTCAAGTTGAAGTGTTAGGAGCTACAAAGCTGCGTACTAAGATGAAGAGTAGAGTCGTTCCTTCCATTTTATCACACCATGTAGAGGAAGAGTGTGGTGTTCCTAGTAAGTGGGGCAAGCCCAAACTAGAACCGAATTGGAAAGGTTATAATGCCACTCTCGAACACATAGTCAATCCTGCCAAACAATTCAGTCCCAAACTGTTAGCACATTGTGTTGATGATTGGTTGGATCCTCTCCTTGTGATTGCTCGTAATGAGAAGAAAATACGGAGGTTAACTGATTTTGAAGCTATACGTGGCGTGCCTGGTGAACGGTTTTTGGAGCCTCTTAAGTTGTCTACAGGAATGGGTTTTCCTGTGTTTGGTCCAAAAAGTAGGGTGATAGAACCAATATGGCGAGACAATGAAATAGTGGACTATAAGATAGATCCAGAAGTTCAGGCGGAAGTTGAAAGATTGGAAACTTGTTGGTCGCGTGGTGAGAGAGCGTACCCTATAGTCACTGCAACGCTTAAAGATGAACCCACGGAAATTGGAAAAGATAAAGTTAGGGTTTTTCAGGCAGCACCAGTTGCAATGAGCATTCTGATTCGCAAGTATTTCTTGCCCGTAGCAGCATTTTTGAATTCTCATCCTATAGAAGCTGAAAGTGCTGTTGGCGTGAATGCCTTTTCTGACCAATGGGAGAAGCTAATGGATCATTCCGAAAAGTTTTCCAATGATGGTAAAGTCCTTGCGTGGGACTATTCCAAATTTGATGTGCGAATGAGTTCGCAAATCACAATCCAAGTCTGGTATTCTTTTTTAAAGATTGCCAAAGCAGCAATGGCTTGGAACGGATGGAGCTGGCACGATATTTACATCATGCGAAACATGATTTATGATATTGTTCATCCAACAATAGACTGGAATGGTACGTTGTTGGCAGTTCCTAACATCAACACGTCTGGAAACAATTTGACAGTAAACGTTAATGGGACGGCGGGTTCCTTATACGTGCGGTTAGGTTTTTTCCACACATATCCCAACTTGATAGGTGTCAAATCATTTAGGGAGTGCGTTTCTGCGCTCACATATGGAGATGATTTTAAAGGGAGTGTTGATGAAACATATAGAGATTTTAATTTTGAGTCATATGCTGATTTTCTTAAGGAGCATGACATCAAAATAACTCCTCCCGACAAAAGCGAAGATTCTTTTATCTTCATGGATGTTGAAGATGCTGATTTTCTGAAAAGGAAGTCTAGCTATATTGAGGAGTTGGGTGTGAAGATAGGTAAGTTAGACGAGGACTCTATCTTCAAATCTCTACATTCAAACCTTCGATCCACCTCAGCATCACCAGAAGAAGTAGCGGTGAGCTGTATCGAAGGGGCCATGCATGAGTGGTTCGCACACGGACGTAGTGTGTATGAAATGCGTCAAAAACAAATGAAACGGGTTTGCAATCGTGTAGGTCTCCCCGTACCAGCTGTAGACGTGACTTTTGATGAGAGGGTGTCTCATTGGAAGGATAAATATGTAAATAAGAAATAGACCGCACACTTTACTTTTTCCTGTAAATAATTGGCGTAAGGAATCTCCGCGAAGTCTTAGAGATTCCATTTGGCCCTTTGGTGGTTACTCGGATAAACCATTAGTATCAGAAGATGCGCCTGTAAATAATTTAGATATATATGATATAATACATTCTACATTGATGAATATGTGGTTAGGTGTATTTTTAGATGAATACCACAATATAGATTACAACGAAGAAGATGAGGAGGAACACGAGCCCAGTTTCCTCCGTGATGTGTGGGACGAAATCAAGTACGTCATGCCTCAAGCTGATGAACAAAAGGTTAGTCCTGCGGGCACCGGTGAACAACATCAGACAGTAAAATTTCATGATACCCATCCAGGGTATGATCTGTCAACAAAAACAGAAGCAGATCAATTGTCCCGTCAATTTTTCCCTGATGATGTTCCTTTGGATCAATATTTTTCTCGACCAATTAAAATTTACGAATCCGTATGGAACGTGAATGGTGTGATAAATAATGGATTTTCCCCTTGGCAACTATATTTTCAGAATAACAGGATAACAAATCGTCTTTCCAATTACAGAATGATGAGATGTAATCTTAAAGTGAAAATTATGGTGAATGGTACTCCATTTCACTATGGCAGATTGTTGTTTTCATACTATCCTCTTCCTAATGAGGACGGCTACACTAAAACACGATTTGCAATTCCCGAGGATGTGGTGGCTGCATCTCAGCGGCCTCACATTTGGATAGATCCTACAAATTCACAAGGAGGAGAGCTAACACTCCCTTTCTTTTGGCCAGAAAATGGAATTGATCTACCAACTGGATTATTCGATTCTATCGGTCAAGTTGTCTTTCATACTGTTAATCCGCTTAAACATGCTCTAGGAAAAACTTCACCTGTAACTATTCAGGTGTTTGCCTGGGCAGAGGACATGCACTATGCTATTCCAACTGAATGGGACATTGCCTCCATTGCCCCACAAGCCGACGAATATTCCAAGGGTCCAATATCTCGTACTTCGACAACAATTGCAGCGGCTGCTGGTTTGTTGTCCAAGATTCCAACAATATATCCTTTTGCGAAAGCAACACAATTGGCTGCCAATGCTGTAGGTGGCATTGCTTCGTTATTTGGATATTCCAATCCTCCTAATTTAGAATCTAGTGTATATAAACCGATGACTAAATGCAATCTTGCTGTGTCTTCAGGTTTGGATGACTGTACAAAGTTAACTCTTGACCCAAAGAGTGAGACAACTTTGGATACACGATTACTAGGTCTTACAGGAGAAGACGAGATGACAATAAATAGTATCGCTACACGCCAGTCTTATTTAACGACTTTCAACTGGGCCACAACGGCGGGAACTAACACCCACTTGTTTAGTTCCATTGTTGATCCGTGTATTCGTGCAATGCGGAACACAGAGATACATATGCCAGCTAGTTGTTATGTTACGATGCCTTTTAAGTATTGGCATGGGACTATGAAGTTTAGGTTCCAAGTAATATGTAGCAAATATCATAAGGGTAGGTTAGCAATAACATACGATCCATATGGAAACTTCGACGCTTTGTCTGTAGTTGAGACGGAGAATAATTACACGACTATTGTTGACATTTCCGATAAGACTGATTTCGAGATTGAAGTCGGTTGGGGACAAACAACTGCCTACCGTGAGCACGTACCTTTACTCCAAGATATTCCATCGAACGGAGCTGTTCCTCAGAGCACTATGTTTGACACAAATGTTCTGAATTATACGGCTTCGTCTCGCACTTACGGAAATGGAGTTCTTTCGGTATACGTACTGAATCCTTTGGTAGTGCCTGATGATACTATAGATTCAGATATTCAAATCAATGTGTTAGTATCAATGGGAGACGACTTCCAAGTTGCTGCACCAACATCCGAATATTTGAACAAATTGATGACATCTGAACGCCTATTTCCTTTAGATGTTGTCCCGCAGGCTGATGTTCAACTTATTGACCCGGCTCCCCCTGAGGAGAAAGAAAGAACGGACTCAGCCCCAAAACAAGCACCAGTAGCAGATCGATTAGGGCCTTGGGTAGAAGAGGCTTGTATGAACGACCTCTACTTTGGTGAAAATATTGTGTCTCTTCGTCAATTACTTAAGAGATACGTTATGTGTGAAGTTATGGCATATCAATTCACGGAATCTCAGATGGGTTCAACAGGATCCTATGTTGCCAGAATTGGTAGAGAGGCAATGCCATTTGAACCGTTGTGGGCAAACGGTAGCAATTTGACAACGTTCCCATTGGGAACTGATAATTATGTCTACGCATATCTTACCCCCATGCGATATTTCTGCTTGGGCTATGGGGGCTGGAGAGGTTCAATTCGTCACACAATAGATTTTTCTCCACATGATCAGGGACGTGGTTTTACGGGACCACCTTCTGTATCTTGGAGAGAAACACCTTGTGCAAATTACACAAATGGGTCTGTAGCTACCGACTTCATGAAAAGTGGATTGAGCAGACAGCAGTATTATGGAGCATTCAGTGATAATGAAGGAATGAATGGCACCTCTATTTGTAACGACACTGTCAACCCACTTGTTTCAGTAGAAATCCCCTATTTTACTGAATTTAAATTTGCACCCGCCAAGCAACTCCCTAGAATTGTTGATGATGTTACTACTACAATAAACAATACGATGGGCACACAAAGGGGAAAGACATATTATGAAATAGTTCAGCTTATGTTTGCAGTAGGTGATACAAGAGACACATCACCTTGCGCACACAATTATGTAGCTGCAGGTGAAGATTTTAATCTATTTTATTACCTGGGTCCTCCTGTGTTTTACGCACAGGCAAACTACCCACAATCATAATTGTCACAATACGTCGCGAGAGCCCGCGACACGGTAGAGGAAGACTTTATATCCTCTATCGTTGGTAAACCAGATCTAATTCAGTACATGGAATTTTTTCTCTCTGGTTTACCAGAGAGTTTTTCAAATGTGCTCAACTTGATATGGCTGCCAGACCTC